GTATGTCTTATCACGTTGATACCCTCCTTGAGGCAAACACAATGAACGGTTTTCATCATCTACCGAACGATATGCAGTTCAATTTTTATATAAATATTGTTAGACCAAAAAAGAGATTTAGTAAATGGTATAAGTCAAATATCGCTAATATTGATGTGGTCAAAAAGTATTATGGCTATACGTATGAAAAGGCAAGACAGGCTTTGAGCATACTGGATAGTGAACAGATTAAAAAGATTAAGTCGATTATGGAAGTCGGTGGGAGAAAAAAATGAGTGAGAATTTAGAATGGTCGCCAGAGAATATGCTGGAGGTCAAACTGAAAACACCAGATGATTTTCTAAAGGTGAGAGAGACCTTAACGAGAATTGGTGTTGCCAGTCGAAAAGAAAAGAAATTATTTCAATCGTGTCATATTCTACACAAACAAGGTAGATATTTTATAGTACACTTCAAAGAACTATTTGCATTAGATGGAAAGTCAGCAAACATTTCTGATAATGATATTGAAAGAAGAAACACGATTGCTCAATTGTTATCTGATTGGAACTTAGTAGAAGTTGTTGGTGACATAGGAACCAAAGCACCATTAAGTCAAATCAAAGTGATTGCATTTAAAGATAAACACGAATGGAATTTAGAAACAAAGTATAACATAGGAAAGAAAAAAGAAGACGAGCAATCAAATGAAAGTACCCAAGTTTAACGAATTTGTCACCGAAGAAAAGAATAAACCATATCGTTTAGCTATTCTTTCTCATAATGCACCAGATGATCCAAATGATACTGGTGTTCGTTTTCGTGAAGAAGCAAAACAATTAGGTATCAAATGTTTTTTAGTAGAAATGGTTGGCTGCAGACTTGAAGAAGATGGTGATAAAGTTATCATTCATAGTTTACCAACAGACGAAAAAGGTGAATATGAGGAACCAAAACCAAAAGAAGTAGCAAAATATGCTCCGCCATTTGTGTGTGATCCAAAAGACACATTGATAATGGTTAGAAGTTCAACAACCTATAATAAATCTTGGAAAGATATGTTTAGAGTTTTTATGAATAAAGGATTTTGTATTATTAATCCTTTAACTTGTTCCGAGATATGTGTTGATAAATGGCATACATATCAACAATTAAAAAAACATAATCTTACACAACCAAAAACAGAATTAGTTACTCATAAAGAAGATGCTCCAGAAGCATTTAAAAGAATGGGTGCAAAATATCCAGTTATTTTAAAAACGATTACAGGTACACACGGTATTGGTGTTATACTTGTTGAGAGTGAAAATCAATTAGGTCCTATTACTCAAATACTTTACAAACTAGATGAAGAAATAGACGTATTATTGCAAGAATATATTCCGACAGAATTTGATGTTAGAGTAATTTTAGCAAATTTAGAACCTATTGCTCAAATGAAAAGAACCGTAGGAAAAGATTTTAGAAGTAATGTATCGCAAGGTGCTAAAGCATTGCCTATTGAGATAACAAAATTAGAACTTGAAGAATGTATTAAAGCTGCAAAAGCAGTTGATGGACTTTTAGTAGGTGTTGATTTTATTCCTTCTAAAAATAGAGAAAAAGATCCTCCATATATGCTAGAAGTTAATTCATCACCAGGATTTTTAGGTATTGAAGAAGCAACAAAGAAGTCAGTAACTAAAATGGTACTAGAAAAATATATGAATAGGGACTTGTGGAAAACATCAAAACCACATCCCGGTATATATGACGATTTAGAATAGAAATAGATTGACATTTATATCAAACTGTGATATAATAGTATTTTATTATGCCCAAAGTGATTTTCAAAGACAAAAACAATAATCATATTGAAACAGTAGAAGTTCCAGAAGATACCTCTGTCATGGAGGCCGCAAGATTTCATTCAAAGAATGAATACATTCCAGGTATTGAAGCGATATGTGGTGGTGGTTCTGTTTGTGGAACTTGTCATGTTCATGTGAAAGAGGAATGGGTAGATAAAGTGACACCAAAAGATGATGATGACATTGAACAAGCAATTTTAGATTATGTGGAAAACTATGATGATAAGTGTAGTCGATTGTCTTGTCAACTTATTTTATTTGATGAACATGATGGATTGGAAGTAAAAATACCTTGAACGATTTCTACACAAATGTAATACAATATGGTAATGAAATACTTGTACGAGGTGTACAAGGTGGTAAATCATTTGATGATCGTTTGTATTTTCAACCCACAATGTATCATCAATATAAAGATAAAACAAAATATACATCACTAGATGGTAAGTATTTAATTCCTAAAAAGTTTAAATCAATCAAAGACGCCAAAGAGTTTATTCAACGATATCAAGGACATGAAGGTTTTGCTTTTGGTATGGAACGATTCAACTATCAGTATATCTCTGATTATTATCCTAATGATATTGAATATGATCTAAAGAAAATTAAAATCTTTACAATTGATATTGAGGTTGCTTGCGAACAAGGGTTTCCAGATCCTAATGATGCAAGTGAAGAAGTTCTTTGTATTACAATTAAAAATCATAACAATGGTAAAATTATTGTGTGGGGTACTGGTGAATTTAAAACAGACAAACCATATGTTGAATACATTTATTGTAATTCAGAAAAACATATGTTGTCTGACTTTCTAAACTTCTGGCAACAAAACTGTCCAGATATTATTACAGGTTGGAATAGTAAATTATACGATATGGCATATATCTGTAATCGTGTTATTAATATTATGAGTGAAAGAGAAGTAAAGAAACTATCACCATGGGGATTAGTTCGTAATGATGACTTAACAATCATGGGTAGGACTTATGCACGATACAATATTTTAGGTGTTGCACAATTAGACTATATGGATTTGTATAAGAAACTCACAGTAAAGAACCAAGAGAGTTTCAAACTGGATCATATTGCAGAGGTTGAATTGGGTGAAAAGAAAGATGATAACCCATATGAAACATTTAAAGATTGGTACACTAACGATTATCAATCTTTCGTTGATTATAATATACAAGACGTTGAACTTGTTGATCGATTAGAACAGAAACTCAAATTGATTGAATTGTGTATTACAATGGCATATAATGCCAAAGTGAATTATGAAGATATCTTTTCACAAGTTCGAACTTGGGATTGTTTGATCTATAACTTTCTCAGAAACAAAAATATCATTATACCTTTAAAACAAGAAAGTACAGCAAAAGAACTTGTTGGTGCTTATGTGAAAGATCCTAAAGTAGGTTTACATGAATGGGTTGTTTCTTTTGATTTGAACTCTCTATATCCACACTTAATTATGCAATATAATATCTCACCTGAAACAATTGTCAATTCAAAGACAGAGGTAGATATTGATAAACTTTTAGAACGAAAATATAAACTATCTAAACTTAAAGAAAATAATATTGCTCTTGCGGCCAATGGTACAATGTATCGAACTGATAAACAAGGTTTCTTACCAGAGATTATGCAGAAAGAATATGATGATCGTGTGAAGTATAAAAAACTAATGATACAAGCAAAACAAGAGTATGAACAAACAAAGAATAAAAAGTTATTAGATGACATTGCCAAATATCATATCATTCAATTCTCAAAAAAGATTTCTCTAAACAGTGCCTATGGTGCGATTGGTAATCAATACTTTAGACATTATGATCATAGAGAGGCAGAAGCAATTACAACATCAGGTCAATTATCTATTCGTTGGATTGAAAAAAAGATGAATGAATATCTCAACAAATTATTAAAAACAGATAATAAAGATTATATTATTGCATCAGATACAGATTCAATCTATATCAATATGTCTGGTCTTGTAAAGAAATTAGGTGACAATATTGATAAAACAAAAGTAGTCAAAGTATTAGATAAGTTTTGTGAAGAAAAGATTGAACCTTATATTGATAAGTGTTATGCTGAACTAGCAGAATATGTAAATGCTTATGAACAGAAAATGTTTATGAAACGAGAAGTAATTGCAGACAAAGGTATCTGGACTGCCAAGAAAAGATATATTCTGAATGTACATAATAGTGAAGGTGTTCAGTATGCAGAACCACAATTAAAGATTATGGGTATTGAGGCAGTGAAGTCATCAACACCTCAAGTATGTCGTTCTAAAATTAAAGAAGCATTAACAATTATTATGACACAAACAGAAAAAGAATTAAGAGAATTTGTAAATAACTTTCGAACAGAGTTTGAACATCTATCACCTGAACAGATTGCATTTCCTCGTTCAGTCAAAGGTCTAAAAAAATATTCAGATACTAATTCTATCTTTCGCAAGTCAACGCCAATGCACGTGAAGGGTGCATTGATTTATAATCATATACTCAAAGAAAAAAGATTACAAACAAGATTCTCTTACATTAATGAAGGTGATAAAATTAAATATGTTTTACTTAGAAAACCAAATACACACCAAACAAATGTGATTTCTTTTATTACTAAATTACCACCTCAATTTAATTTTCATCCATTGATTGATTATGAAACACAATTTCAAAAGTCATTCTTTGAACCATTAAAGTTTATATTAGAAGCAATAAATTGGAAAGTTGACGCAAGTGCAATGAATACAATAGAAAGTTTTTTCGCATAATGTTTGATTTTACACCATACTTAAATAAAGACGGACTTCCGATTATGAATAATAAACAGTTTGAAGAAGTTACAGAACAATTAGGTAAAGAGCAATTTAGACTTGATCTTGCAGAACATATTTCAATTCATCGACCACCTTTTCCTTTTAAAGTAAGAACAAAAGAAGATATGATTGAAAACTTTTTGAAACTTAAATCATTTGATACAAGTAAAATATGCGACCCTATTGATAATGTTAGTAAAGATGTTTTTGAAAAGTATGATGACTATAAACACAACTTTAAAGAATACGGATTAGGTGTTATTGATGCATCTAGTGTTTATAACTTATGTTCTGATTATTTTCACCAAGAACTAAGATTAAATTGTGGTAGTTATGGATTTAGAGCACCAGTTGATGTGTGGCAAAATGGTACTGCAAAAGATATATGGCGTTGTTTTGGTCCTATCTGGAGAGGTATAAACTCTGGAAAAGAATTAAATGAAGTTGTTTATATGTCAGCATTTAGACTAGGCACATATATTGCAACACAATTTAAACCAGTTGTTGCAAAAGCAATCTATGATATGACTGATGCAAAAAGAGTATTAGATACAAGTTGTGGGTGGGGTGATCGACTTGCAGGTTTTTATACAAGTAATGCAAAAGAATATATTGGTTGTGATCCAAACCCAAATACTTTTGCAAGATATTTAAATCAAGTTTATGAATATGAAAAGATATTAGGTAATAATAATCCTATTATTAAAGAAGAACGTGATATGTTTACAATCAATGCATCAAAGAAAGTAACTATCTATCGTTGTGGTGCAGAGGATTTACCTTGGGATGAAATTGATAATATTGATTGTTCTTTTACATCACCACCATATTTCTCTACGGAAGAATATAATAAAGGTGGTGAACATGAAGAAGATCAATCATGGCATAAGTTTAATGAATACTATTCATGGCAAGATAACTTCTTTGTACCTGTTTCATTAAACTGTATTGAAAGAAGTAAACACACATTAATTAATATTATGGATCCAAAAGTTAAAGGTAAACGATACTATACAAGTGATAATTTAATTGATCGAATACCAGATAAATTTAAAGGTCAAGTTGGTATGAGAATTATGCAACGACCTAAAAGTGATAAGTTATTTAAAGATGAAGAAGAAAAGAAAAAGTTTATGAATGATATCTTTATTGAAAATGTATGGTACTTTAGTGAAGATAAAGAGTTTGATTTGTTTAGACATTCGAGGAGAAATACTTTAGATAGTTTTTTCTAAAATAAATATGACTATGCCTATATCAGAAAAAGAATATTTTGATTTACAAGAATATTGGGACTATCAACGTAAAGTTGAATACAATAGAGAATTAACTTTATCAAAAGTAAAACAGTTATGGGCAGAACATGAAGTTGATGAAATCTTTCCTGTTGTATGGAACAAAGTATCAACAGATGCATATTTGGATCCACCAAAAAATTATGTGCCAGAAGATAAAAGTTTAAGATTTGAAGGTGAAGATATCGAAAAGTGGAGATCAATTCCTTGGAGATTTATACCTGCAGATGATACAATAAGAAAAGAATATGACTAAACACTATGTCAATATTATCACAGATTTTGGTCGAAGTGCAACATATGTTGATGAAAAAGAACTTGACAAATTGAAAGAAATGTGTTATAATAACAACTATTACTATATTATAATTCGGACTAATGGAGGTGAAAAGTAAATGAACTTTTTAAAACAAATAATCAAAGAAACAGGTAATGAGTTTGCCGCTATCGTAGATGAAGGTGTAGAGGCAGGTGATGTTGCAAGTTTTATTGATACAGGTTCGTATATCTTTAACGGACTAATATCTGGTTCACTTAAAGGAGGATTACCAGCAAATAAGATTACTGCAATCGCTGGTGAAAGTGCAACTGGTAAAACATTCTTTGTATTAGGAATGGTAAAGAATTTCTTAGACAATAATCCTGATGCAAACGTTGTGTACTTTGAATCTGAAAGTGCATTAACAAAAGACTTAATTGAAAGTCGTGGTATTGATTCAAAACGAATTGCAATCATGCCAGTGACAACTGTACAAGAGTTTCGAACTCAATCACTCAGAGTATTAGATTCTTATTTAGAGTTAGATGAATCTAAAAGACAACCATTGTTTCTAGTATTAGATTCTTTAGGTATGTTATCAACTACAAAAGAAATAGAAGACACTGCTGATGGTAAAGAAACAAGAGATATGACCAGATCACAAGTAGTCAAGGCTGCATTTAGAGTATTGACATTGAAACTTGGTAAGGCAAAAGTACCTCTTGTTATCACTAACCATACATATGATGTGATTGGTTCAATGTTTCCACAAAAAGAAATGGGTGGGGGTTCTGGTCTAAAGTATGCCGCTTCTACCATTGTCTATCTCTCAAAGAAAAAAGAAAAAGATGGTACTGATATTGTCGGTAACATTATTCACTGTAAAACACATAAGAGTAGATTATCAAAAGAAAATATGATGGTTGATACACGTTTAAGATACGACACAGGTTTAGATAGATATTATGGTCTATTAGACTTGGCAGTTAAACATGGTATTTTTAAATCAGTATCAACAAGAATTGAACTACCTGATGGTAGTAAACAATATGCAAAAACTATACAAAATGAACCTGAGAAATATTTCACTGATGAAATTATGGAACAGTTAGAAGAAGCCGCTAAAAAAGAATTTAGTTATGGCGTCAACGAAGTATAGTTACGTAGATAATCCACGATACTCACACTCTGGTATTATTATTGAATCTGGTGAGTATAAAGATGTGATTTACCTTTATGGTAAAGTACAACTAATTGAGGAGAACGAACACCTGAGATTAAAATTTGATTATCAGGTGTTGCGTAATCCAAACAATGTTGATACCGAATGTGAAGCATTTAGAAGTACAATCGGTGATATATTGACAGAAAATTTAGAAAAGGAAGTGAATGGAAAGAATAGAGAGAACGACACTAAAGAATCTTCTATTTAACGAAGAATACTCCAGAAAAGTATTACCGTTTATTAAAGAAGAATATTTTTCTAATCGACTAGAAAAGATTTTATTTAAAGAAATATTTAATTTTACAAATCAATATAATAAACTTCCTACAAAAGAAACTTTAGAAATTGATATTCAGAATCGTAGAGATATTACTGATGAAGAATATAAACAAATTGTCGCACTCATTCAATCCTTAAAACCAGAAGATATTAACTTAGAATGGTTAGTTGAAACGACTGAGAAGTTTTGTAAAGATCGTGCCATCCATAACGCTGTGATGGATGGTATTCAAATATTAGAGAATAAAGATACAAAACGGACACCAGAAGCGATACCAGAAATATTATCCGAAGCATTAGGTGTCTCCTTTGATTCTCATGTTGGACATGACTATTTAGATGATGTTGATAGACGATTTGATTACTATCATCAAAAGTTAGAACGCATTGAATTTGATTTAGATTATTTCAACAAGATTACAAAAGGTGGTTTACCCAACAAAACATTGAATGTGGCACTTGCAGGTACAGGTGTTGGTAAAACAATGTTTATGACACATATGGCTGCTCATGCCTTATCTATTAATAAGAATGTTTTGTATATCACTATGGAGATGGCCGAAGAAAGAATTGCAGAACGTATTGATGCAAATCTATTAAACATTTCTACTGATGATTTGTATTCATTGAACAAGAAAATATTCTCAGACAAGATTCAAAAGTTAAAAGAAGCAACAACAGGTAGAATAGTCATCAAAGAATATCCTACTGCTTCTGCTGGTGCCGGGCATTTTAAATCACTGATTAATGAACTTGCATTGAAGAAAACATTTAAACCCGATATTGTTTTCATTGATTACATTAATATATGTGCAAGTTCCCGATTTAAACCTGGTGCCAATGTTAACAGTTATACTTACGTCAAGGCTATTGCCGAGGAGTTAAGAGGTCTGGCAGTCGAATGTAACCTTCCAATAATGACTGCTACTCAAACTACTCGAACTGGATTTGTTTCTACTGATATTGGCCTTGAAGACACCTCCGAATCATTTGGTCTGCCTGCTACTGCTGACTTTATGTTTGCTCTCATTTCAAACGATGAGTTAGAACAGGCAGGTCAAATGATGGTCAAACAATTGAAGAATCGATATAATGATCCTACAATGAATAAGAAGTTTGTTATTGGTGTTGATCGTTCTCGTATGAAACTTTTTGATGTAGAACAATCAGCACAAAACTTAGTCGAACAACAACTAGATGAATCTGGTGAAGATGCATTAGATAATTATCTTAAAAAGAACAAAGGAAATACATATGGCAACTTCTCGTAAACGTAAAACACCTACTAAGAAACTTAAATATACAACAAAACCTGTGAAGTCCAGACGTATGCCAGGATTTGTTGATATCATCTGGCAAGTCAGAGAGAATACACGTAAAGTGGTGAATGTCTTTGAGTTTGAAGATGATGCTGAGAAGTTCGCAAAATTTCATAATAAAGAACAGATTTGGAAAGAAAATAACGGTATACCTAACTTCCTGTGTATCAAAGAATTATAAATATTACAGTTGACATAATATGGAAATTGTGATATATTCTACACAAATGGGAGAGGTGTATGTTAAGTTTTAGTCGTTTCTCAACGATACAAACATTAAGAGAATCAAAAGGTTTAGATATAGAAGAAATATCTAAAGTCAGAGGTGGTGTTCAACGAGCATCTATTATATCTGATGTCATAGATAAAAATACTAAAATCGAAACTTCAAAAGGTAATGTATCTATAAACTGGTTATCACCAGACATCAAAACAGCATTTCTCAGTGGCGATTTCAATTCAGCATTCAAAGACGGAAGATCCTACAAACTTGCATTTAAAACATCTAAAGGGGATGAGATCAGACTATCTGATATTCTCAAAACAAAGATGTTTGGTGGTGGTTCCGGATCAGGTGGTGGTGCAGAAAATACTGCATTGACAGAAGCCGCACAGTGTTTATATTGTGCAGGTGTTTTTCATGTAGTAGGTAAAATGAATTTAGATGAATACTTAGATGATTCATTATTAGGTGAGGCTGCAAGATTTGTTGACATTGATGTTCCTGTTTCAAAGATTGCAAGTGACTTAACAGATGACTGGATTGAATCTAGTATTCTGATTGCAAACGATTTAAGAAAGAAACTTGGTTCTGGTAAATGGATCTTTCATCGTGGTTCTCAATTTGTTAATCAAATTGGAAATGTATTCAATAAATTAAACAAAGCAGAAACACCAAAACCTTTTTCAAATTTAAATAAGTGGTCACCTGCCGATATCTGGTGTGTTAAACAAGGTGTCAACTTTGACTTCGAACAGTATTCAACACTTGGTGAGTTCAACAATCAATTAAAAGAATTATACGATAAGAAATTATTAGTTGGTGTTTCACTAAAGAAAGCATCTGGTAGTTCATCACTGAAAGAATTTAACACAAAAGGATTTGTTAGACGACCTGCAAGATTTGAAGGATACAAATTATATGCAAGAGATGTGTTTGCATCAAAAGATGTTTACATTCGTTTTGGTGGAAAAGAAATGCAACTAAGAAGTTTTGATAAAGTAAAAGGTTGGCAAGGTGAGATTAAAGGTACAAAGGCTGCTGGTGGTAAAATTGGTGGTGGTGTTTTAGAATCAATTTTATTTCAACAAACAAAAGTGAAGTTTAAATATAATTCAGCACAAATTAAAAATCTTGCACAAAAACCAACACCACAATTCTTACAAGAGTTATATGAATTGTATCTAGCATTAGAAACAAAGAAACCAATACCACAAAAAGAATTTATAGAAACTGCAGGTGCAAAAAAGATTTCAGGTAAAGATGGTGATGATTGGAGATATTCAAAATACTTGAGTATGTTCTATGTTGCACAACTTGTAAAAAACAAAAATGCAGGTAATAGAATCTGTGATAATATCGCAGGTTACTCTTTATCATCATCTGATTTATCAGCACCGTTTATAAAGGCAATGTAATGGACTTTTTAGTAGAAGATAAAAACACACACTTAGAACATTTAGAAGACGATATTATTCTAAATGGTGCTGAAGGTGGTACAAATGCTTTAAATTTCTTAGAGGCATTACGGGATATGTTACAAGGTTCTAGTAGTAAGAAAATGAATCTTACAGTAAAATGGGATGGGGCACCTGCAATTGTTGCTGGTATCAATCCAGAAAATGGTAAGTTCTTTGTTGCAACAAAAAGTTTATTTAATGTGACACCAAAGATTAATTACACACCCGCTGATGTAATGAGAAATCATACAGGTGACGTTGCTAATATTTTAAGAGAAGCATTATTATATTTAAAACCTTTAAACTTTAAAGGTATTCTACAAGGTGATATGATGTTTACTACATCAATGAAAAAGACAAAAGGTATCACATCACCATCTGGTAAAAAAGAACAAGTCATTTCATTTCAACCAAATACAATTGTTTACACAGTGCCAGAAAACACAGGTTTAGGTCAACGAATTGCACGTGCAAAGTTTGGTATTATTTTTCATACAACATACAAAGGATCAACAATAAAGAATCTCAAAGCAAAGTTCGGTGCAGACGTTTCAAAACTTAGACGTTCTCCTAACGTTTGGTTTGATGATGCAACATATAAAGACGTTACTGGTAATGCAATGATGACACTTGGTGAAGGTGAACAACTTGGTAAAATGGTGAATATGGCAAGAGGATCATTAAAGAAATCAACTGCATTGTTAAACAAAATGAAAACAGACCTATCAGATTATTCAATAGGATTGAATTTAAAGACTTATCTAAATACCTTTGTAAGACAAATGGAAGATATACCAGCAACAGCAAAAGCAGTTTCAGGATTTAGAAACTACTATGAAGGCAAAGTTGGTGCTGATATTGATCGTGTAAAGAAACAAGAAACAAAAGACAAATATAAAAAGATTTTAGATGATGGTTTAAGATTTATTGATCGTGCAGGAGACCAAGTATATTTTGCCATTGCAACATACAAGACAATACAGAAAGCAAAGAAAGTGATTATTGATAAGCTCAATCAGGCAAAATCAATTGGTACTTTTGTTGTGAGAGGTAATGGATTAGAAGTTACCAATCCAGAAGGTTATGTTGTTGTTGATGGTAAAGGAACTGCAAGAAAACTAGTAGATCGATTAGAATTTTCAGCTGCAAACTTTACAGCTGCAAAACGTTGGGACAAAGGAACAAGTAAAGTCGCATGAGTAAAACATTAAAAGAGTTTCTGGCAAAGGGTAGTAAACGACCAAAGGCAGTTGCATTTGCTTTTGGTAGAATGAATCCACCAACTGCTGGACATGAAAAGTTAATCCAGAAAGTTGAATCAATTGCCAAGAGAATTAAAGGTGACGCAATAGTTTATGTGAGTGCATCACAAGATAAGAATAAGAATCCTTTAGATGCAAAAACAAAAATAAAGTATTTAAAACCTTTATATCCAAATGTTCAGTTTAAACCTGCAACAGGTAACACTAGAACATTTATGGAAGTATTAAAGAATGACTTAAACAAAAAATATTCAGATGTTTATATGATTGGTGGAAGTGACAGAGTATCTGAATTTAAAAAGTTGATTACCACTTACAATGGTAAAGATTATGATTTTGATAAGACAGAGGTAATGAGTGCAGGTGAAAGAGATCCTGATGCACAAGGTACAACTGGAATATCAGGAACAAAAATGAGATTGTATGCTGTTAAGAATGATTATAACAGTTTTAGAAAAGGTCTGCCAGTCAAAATGAAAGACGCAGATGGTAAAAATTTATTTAAAGATTTAAGAACCGCTATGGGTATTAAATCGACATACGGATTTGGAGTTCAAATGAAACCAGTAATGAGTTTAGAAGATTTTGAAAAACAAGAATTAAGGCAAGAGTATATGGAAGAAAATGTATTTAATATTGGTGACTATGTTGAAAATATGAATGACTGCACCATTGGTAAAATTATTAAACGAGGAACAAACTATCTTGTTTATGAAATGGAAGATGGTGGTGTTCAAAAAGCATGGTTACATGAATGTGTTGCTGTTGATACAACACAAGTTGAAATGATGGAATCAACAACTGTAAAAAAAGAAAAAGTAAAAGATGTTGTCTTACAGAAAAATTCTGATGCATTAGATGATGACGAAGATGATTTCTTAGAAGATATAAAAGTTTCAACAAAAGATTATGGAAGAAATCAACAAGATCCTGATGTTAAAGATATTAAAGGTACACAACCGAAAAAGTATTACAAAGGCATGAGTGATGCTGAAAAAGAAAAAAGAGCAAAACATTTTGCAAAAGATAGAGGTGATAGTAATAAACCAGCACCTGGTGATGCAGATGCAAAAACAAAACCAAGTAAGTACACAAAGAAGTATAAACAGATGTATGGTGAAGCGTGTTGGGATGGTTTTAAACAAGTAGGAATGAAAACTAAGAATGGTAAACAAGTTCCTAATTGTGTACCTGAAGAAATGTCTATTGATGATGCAAAGAAAGTTTCAGGTTACATTGCTGATTCATATGAAATTGGTACTGATGAATATGTAAAACATACAAAGAAAATAACACCAGGAGAAAGTCCTAAAAAGAAAGTTGAAGAAGATATGTCAGATGTAAAAGTAAATGATATTAAAGAATGGGCAGAAAGTCAATCAACAATTGACAAGTATCAAAAGAGATATGGTGATGATTATGAACAAGTATTAGAATCAGTTGTTGCAAAGATGATTGAAAATATAGAACAACTTGATGAAAAGATTCAAGGTCTAGTTAATAAATCAGAGAAAACAGGAATACCTTACGGCATTCTAAAGAAAGTTTTTGATCGAGGTATGGCTGCATGGAGAGGTGGTCATCGACCAGGTGCAACACAACAACAGTGGGCATTTGCAAGAGTGAACTCATTCATCACAGGTGGTGGTGCTCGTAAGGCAGATAATGATTTATGGCAACAAGCAAAAGGTAAAAAAGAAGAAGTAGAAAGAAAGTTAAAACCATTCAATGAAGTCGTTTAAAGAACATACATTAATTGAACAAGTTTCAAAAGGTATTCAATATCATATGGAACGACATCTACCATTATCTGAATGTATTTTCAGAGTTGGTTCAGAAGCATATTATGAATTTTATAATCTTGCAAGAAGTCTTGTCAGAGAAGGTCGCATTTCAGTGACATCACATGACATCGAATTACTTGCAACTGATATAGGTTCTTTTGCAATGTATGAAGGTCAACACGTGCCTTTAGATTCACCGATGATGGAAGCAGATGAAAAACAACCTGAGTTGAATAAACCAAAAGTGGGTGGACCTAAGAAGTATTATGTTTATGTGAAAGATCCTTCAACAGGTAATATTAAAAAAGTTACATGGGGTGACACTACTGGATTAAAAGTAAAGTTAAATGATCCAGAAGCAAGAAAGAGTTTTGCTGCTAGACACAAATGTGCCCAGCAAAAAGATAGAACATCAGCTGCATATTGGGCGTGTAATCTACCAAGATATGCAAAAAGTTTGGGACTATCAGGAGGGGGAAACTTCTTTTGGTAGATGTATATAAAGATAACAGACAGGTGGGATACTTTAATCGCAATATTAGCGCTGATTATAGTGATACCGATTATGTGTGGCATCGTGATCGTAGAGATCGTAAGGTTATGCCTATCAAGTCTGATGGATGGTATATCCAATTTGATAATGAAATGCCAATCGAAATGGAAGAAGGTAAAGAAATCTTTATAGAAAAGAATGTTTATCATCGAGTGATTAAAGGAAAGGGTGACTTAGAGTTACAAATTTGGGAGAGTTAAATGAGATATAAAACTAATATGACCGAAGCATATCGAAAGGTTGTAGAGGGCAAACTAAAAGAAGATGGTCATACTGATGTACCATCAATGAAAAGATTGTGTAAAGTGATGACAGATAATGTCACGGACATTGAAATGAAATTAGATGAAATGTCTGATGAAGAACAATTAGATACATGGTTAACAAACAAAATGGCATCATGTTCAAGTAGTATTCAATCAGTTAAGGATTATATTACAAATCCTGTTGATGATGATAGTATGAAAGAATCAGTTGATTTATCAGAGGCAGTTGAGATGCCAAAATCTGATCTTGATAATGTAAAAAGTTTTACTGATAGAAATCAACACTATGAAGCACGTGCTTACATTTGTGCTAGAATGAAAGACGATAGATTGAAATCAATCTACAACGAAGTTGGTTCATTACAAGATAAGTACAACAAAGAACTAGGTTTCTTATTATCAAGAGGTGTAAGAGATCAGTTAGACAAAATGGTATTATTACCAAAAATGAAACGAGCATTTAAAAACTGGAAAGAAATTTACAGTTCAATTTAGGGGAGAGAAAAATGGCAAACGGACTATTTAAAGGAAACGCTACTTACTTTGGAAGAAAGAGTGGCACATTAGAGGATGTTGTTGAAAAGATCAACAAAGCAAATCCTAAACCAGAAGTATTTGATATCAAAGAACAAGGGGCAGAATACAAAAAAGTATTTGATGCTGCTATGAAGAAATTCAAAATCAATTCACCTGCTGATCTAAAGTCAGATGAAGAAAAGAAGAAATTCTTTGATTATGTTGATTCAAAATATAAAGCAAAAGACGAACAGATGGATGATAAAGCTCAAAAAGCAAATCAATCTCAAATGTCAAAAGATGGTGAAGAAGAATCAAAGGCAAAGAAATCAGTAAGAGAAACAGTACAAGACTTATTATTAAAGTCTTGGAAACAAGCCGCACAAATGGCAGAAGAAAAACATAAAGAGAAGAAAGAAGAAAAAGTTACTTGTCCAAAATGTGAAGGTAAAGGTTGCGAACATTGTGAAGGTAAAGGTTATCACATGAAAGAGATGACTGATGCACAAAAGAAACTACCACCTGCATTACAAAAGGCAATAAAGAAAAAAGAAGGAAAGTAAAATGGCTGATTTAAAAGACTTTGGAGTTGTTAAGTCTTGGTACAGTGCATACAAACAGGTGCTTGGTGAAGCAGACGAAAAGAAAAAAGAAGATGAAAAGAAACCTGCTGTAGAAGTATTACCTAAAGAAGACGACAAAGAAGAAGAAAAGAAACCTGAAGAAAAATCTGAAGGTGGTGAAGTTGAAAAACTGAAAGCAGAAATCGAAAAACTAAAAGGTGAATTACAAGCAAAAGACCTTGAAGTAAAAAAGAAAGATGCTGAAACAACAGTTGAACCTAATCCAGAAACAGGTGAAGTTCCGCTTCGAGTAGGTATTGCACAATCCATAATTGACAAACAAAAAGAAAAAGAGAAAAAAGGTGAAAAGAAAGAAGTGAAAGAAATGGCAAAAGACAAAGCCTATGCAATAGGTATGGACACTGCCAAAAAGAAATACAATGATGAACCACCTTTAGATAAAAAAACAATCACTAAAGGACATGAGATTGCTAAGAAACTTTTAAAAAAAGAATCACTTGATGAGAAGATAGAATATGTTGAATATAAGTTCAGAAATAAACGTGATGCCGAACAAGCAAAGAAAATGGTTGACGGTATCAACACGATGGACTTAGATGTCAATGATGATGCAATTGGTATGGGTGAACTTACAGTTGATGCTGGCAAGAAAGACTTTACACGATTTCATAATATGATTGTGAGAAAGTATAGACCAAAGATCATGGCAAAAGAATCACTTGATGAATCTAAAGTTGTTGACTATGCAAAGAAGTTATCATCTTATGCAGTCAAAAAGGGTGGCATTGATCGAAAAGACTTTATGAAAATTGCAGATAGAATATCAACTGCAAAGAATGATATGGATATGAAGAAGATCGGTAAACTTGTTGATGATATGGATACAGAACCTAGAGATTTAATCAAAGGTTCTATCGCATTACAAATGGGTCCTAAAACATATAAGACAATGTTTGGTGATCGTCTAACTGCAAGTGATATGAATCAATACAAGAAAATGACACCAAGAGATATGAGAGAAGAATCACTTGATGAAGTGAATGTTGATGCAGTAGGTACTATAACATCAAAACAAATGAACGCATTAAAGAAGTCTTATAATTCTTTACCTGATCGAATTGATCCTGAAAAGGCAATGGCACTTGCAAAGATGCTTGATCGTTTTGGTGAGGGTGAGTTAAGACAACTTACTCATGCTGGTATTAAATTCATATCAACTTTGGCAATTAACAAACTGATTATGAAACACAAGTATAAAGCAAAAGATATACACGATATCAGAAAGAAAAAATGAATAAAACATTTGGACAGTTTAGAGCAGATTCTTTAGTTACTCACTTTAGAACAGAACAAGAACAACAACTCCCAACCATATATTGTGATATGGATGGTGTTCTTGCAGACTTTGTGGGTGGACTAAAGATGATGGAATCTGATCTACAAAAGGCAGGATATAATTCTGTACAAGATTGGTTAGATTCACCTCTGTCAAATGATAAATGGAAACCGATTGTGAAGAATAAGAAG